ACTATTGATAGATAATATCTTTCGTTTTTTCACACAAGCAGATGTTGATGTATGTTGTGGATATGCTAAGCACTATCTACCGACATTCAAACAACCAGAAGTAAGAATGATGTTAGTAAGTTTTGCTGCGATGGAAGCAGTACACCAAGAAGCATATTCTTTACTACTAGAAACTTTAGGTAAATCAGATGATATGTACCAAGAGTTTTTTGATATACAAGCGATGTCAGATAAACATGATTATCTAACAGATTTTAACATGAATACTAAACATGACATGGCAAAGACTATGGCAGTCTATAGTGGATTTACAGAAGGAGTACAACTATTCAGTAGTTTTGCTATACTTCTAAACTATCCTAGACATAATCTTATGAAAGGTATGGGTCAGATTGTTACATGGTCAATAAGAGATGAATCCTTACATGTAGAGGGTTTATCAGAACTATTTAGAACTTTTATGAGAGAGAATCCAGAACTGTGGAACGATAAATTAAAGTATGAAATCTACTGCGCTGCTGAGCGTACCGTAGAATTAGAAGATAAATTTATTGATGTCTGTTTTGATAAAGTCACAGTACCAGACCTAACTGCGGCGGAAGTAAAGGAATATATCCGATACATTGCCGATAGAAGATTACTCGGTCTTGGAATGAAAGCTATCTTTAAAAGTACAGTAAATCCGTTACCTTGGATTGATATGCAAGTTAACGCAGTTGA